TAATGAATGGAATAAAGATTGTGATCAAAAGGAAGTATATGAAATTATAAAGGATGTGAATATGATACAACGCAAATCATTTGTTAAATGGAGTAAGGATATACAAGCACAGAACCCACAATGGAGTAAAGACATGCAGTTTTATGATGAAGTCATTGAAATACTTGATAAACTCAATAGTTTATTTGGAGTTGACGAAGATGTACTTAAATTGAAAAAAAAATTATTCAGTACAATCATTGAATACACCACAATTAAAAAATCCAAGATGGAGGCACAGAATATTATACACACATAAGTGAATATACAATAATGTTATCATTATCTGACATTATTGTATCTATTTTAGTATAAATGCTTTTATTTCTGGTGGCGAAAAGTCCACTTCTTGAAGTTGAATAATATTATTATGTTTTTTAAGTAGATGTGTATCTTCTACTGGTTCTATATAATTTATAGTATATGTATTATTTCTAATATCTTGAACAAGTGGTAAGACCTCATTAATATAATCTGCAATATTATCTTTTATAAATTGTATATTTGAAGATTTCATATATTCTTCTATTTGATGTTTCATTGTAGATAATATACTATATAACTCTTTGGTGTATATAGTTGTATTGGTTTCTCTTGTATCTATTTCAAACCGTTGCTTTAATGAAGAAATCATTCTATTTTTTAAATCAGCATGGTTTTTATATGTTTCTTTTTGTGCACTAAATATATCTATCATACTATCTTCAGTTATAAATCCAAATAATAAATTTAATTTTGTTTGTATCATATCAGTTTCAGTCTCATTTACTTGTTTTGTTAAATCCTCAATATATGTTGGTATGTGTATATAATCTCCTCGCTTTAAACTTATATGTAAATTACATGGAGAAGTCTTATTACCACAAACAGCACTATACGTATTATCTTGTAATGAAAAAATAGTTCCAACAGGTTTATTACATCCAATACAATTCATTTTAATTTTTCTAATATGTTCTCTCTTCTGTTTTTTACTATATTCGGTATCTCTTATGATCTTATTTTTTTTCTTATGTAGTTTTATTTCGTATTCTTGTTTTAAATTAAAATATACATTTAATTTTTCATAATATTTATCATAATTATCAATAATTTCATCTTCAGCCATTTATATTAATTAATCATAAAAAATTTTTATTTTGAATGTGTTGATGACTTTCAAATTCAGGTAAATTTGTAATAATTTCATTTCGTTTTTTTTGCTGTTCTTTTGAAATTAACTTAATTTTATTTGCTATAAATGTTTCTTGTCTAAGTTTTTTTTGTTTTTTTCCATTTACATCATTTTTTTCTTTATAACTATATAATAAAAAACCTCCTAAAATAACTATAAATACACCAAATAAAGTAATATTAATTATATTATTAAAATACAATGCTTTAGTATTTTTACATTTTTTTAAAAGCTCATTGAAGAAATATTTAGTTCCAGGTTCAATCAAATATGGTCCATTGTGGATATTCATATATTATATTATTAAATATTAAATTGTATATTTGAACAAAAAAAATTATGTTTAATATCTATAATGGCTAATTATTCAGTAACCGCAATAATAGTTTTTATAGTAATTACATTACTATATTTTATAGCGTCTGTATTAATTCCAAATAAAGGTTCCTCTAAGGTATTAACAGCAATATATTATTTATTAATATTCGGTTCTCAGATTGGAATTATACTAATAGCAACTAAACAAAAATGTGGTTCATATATGTTAGGAACAACACTTCAATATGGTATAATACCATGGTTAGTTATATTTGGAGGGTTAATGGGATTGCTGTATGCTTTTCCTGGATGGAAAGCACCTTTTTCTAATACATTTGGATATTTTGTAACGTATTTAATGGGTGTAAAAACTGTTTTTAACAAATTATTAAAATCAGACTTTAAAAGTTCTGATCCAAAATTAAATAAGATAATGCAAGATGTATATCAAGACAAAGCAATGCTTATTAATGAATTAACCCCTAATAATTTTGAAAAAGCTATAAATCAATTATCGCCAATAATGAATTCCAGTGTTGTTAGCAACAATAAAATTAATTGGGGAAATGATACCCTTAAAACACTTAAAAAACTAGTTTTAATAAAGGATGAAGTGTCTAGATTTATATGGTATGTTTTAATAGGAACATTAATTACATCGATGTCTAATCTAGGTGTAATGTCTCAACCTTGTAATTTAAGTGTTCAACAAATGGAAACAAGTGTTGCTCGTCAACAAGCAGCAGCAGCAGCTGCAACTGAAGCAGATAATAATAAAAAACCACAAACCTATAATATTAGAGATTAGTTGTATTGTATGTTTTTTAACATAAGATATTGCTACATTGGGGAATACTAATTCAATTATTGTAAATATTCAAATATTTACAATATTTACAATAATTTAGGAATTGCCAAATAATATAAAACAATCAAATATGACATTATTGCTAATATAAATGATAAAAGCCAAATTGGGATAACTGTTCGTTTACTACTATTTAACCCAAATTGACGCAATGAACCATCTCTATTATATAAAAAACCTGGTTTAAAAAACTGGATAATCATAAAACTACTAATAAACATTAATATTGAAATTGATGTTATATTTCTTCTAATATAATTGCGATTTAACATTAATATATATATCATATAAAAAAAAACTTTAATAATCATATTTATATAAATCTGTAATATTTAACATATTCCATTTACGTGATAATTATTCGTCTCCACTATAGGGTTTGTTTTAATCGATTTTAGGACATTAACCAAACACTTTATAAACCGAGATATACATTGCAGCTACAATAATCCCCATAGCCACCCAGTCATCAATGGGAATCTGGATTTTTAACCAGAAGACATTCGTTATAATTTGCCCAATAAAATCAAATAAAAAGGATGAAAGTCCTAGTTGGGGGGCAGTAAGAAAGCGGTTCCCGATTCTCTCAGATGGAATAATGAATAACCATTGTGCAACAGCAGGTATTTCTGTATGCACAAGTTTTGTATGCCACGGTGCATCTTTTAACTTACCAGTTGTCTGCCCAAATAGTGCTAAATCCATCATCGCAATAACAATAAAATTCATAATTACCCAAATAAAAATAGCTTTTTTTTTTGACCAAGACGATATAATTTTATTAAAACCTTTCATTATATATATATATATATATGACGTATAAAAAAGATAACCATAGTGAAAAAAAAGGTTCTGTCGAAGATTATATGAAATTTTTTTCACTTTTTCTTTTGTCAAGTACCATCTCTATTATAGGAATGTATGCACAATTAAAATTTCCAAAAGCGGGCATTTTTAAAATAATAGGGGTAGCGCTTATTTTTTGTGTTGTAGATTGGTATTTTATGACTTGGGCAGTAGATATAAGAACAAAAAAAAATCTGTTAACGCCAACACAGGTGACAATGTTTATGATTATTGTTCAATGGACACTCCTTTTGATTCTAAATCATTTTTATTTAAAACAGAAAATCACAAGAAGTGATTTTATTGCCTTCCCAATTCTTTTATTTGCTTTTGGTGTCAGTGGAGGTCATTTGGTTTCTAAACTATTAGGGCGACCCATTCCTTCAGATAAACCCAAGAAGGAACGCAAGGGGAAACATAAAAAATTTAAATTTTTATTTTAATGCAACTTGCCTAAATTTAGAGATAATTCTTCTAAATTTAGGAATTTTTACGTTTACGCGATATTTTTCTCGGCGAGCTTCGTTTATTTTTTTTTCGTGTCCGTTTAGCAGACTTTGCGCGACTCTCATTAAATGAAAATAATGTCCAAGGTTGGGAAGGGCGATCATTAAGCCACGGGCGCAAATAATCCCACTGAATATGTTTATCGCAAAATTTATTTGCATCAAAACTCATTCCGCTAGAATTCCCCCATCGTGCCCAAAATGACATCTTGCGGGCAATATTACTATCGATAACCTTCCCATCCACAGCACCGCGTGCTTGATAAGGTTTGGGACTACTTGCCTGTGACATAAATGCTCTATCATCTAATTCATAATGCGAATCAACAGTTCGAGAGCAAGGATTTATCTTATGAAGATAAACATCATAATGATCGGCTAATATTCTTTTTCCAATAGCGATGTCTATTTTACCGTAATATTCATTGATTAACTGAGTTAAACGTACGTGGCGCGCACCTTGATGTCGCCTTATGTCAGAAAATCCTGTATTTTTGCATTCTAAATTTCTTATTTTTGAATCGTAGGGCGCATTAAATCCAATGAAAAAACCATTTCGTGTCTTTTCTGTATTCCAATACTTTAACCCTAATTCAATACGCATAATTTCATTTGTATTGGTATCCCCGAAAATCCATGAATTTGCATACCCACCCGTATTATCTTTTAATAAAAATTTCTCGTAATCATCGAGTTTATTTGCATATTGCATTGCTTTACGAATGCGGCAAAAAATAGGCGCGCCCACTTTATAAGGCATAAATCCGCCAATAGTCGTTTCAGATCCTAAAAATCCCCCAGATGTAACGAAGAAATCTGTACCACTCCATATATATCCTGGCGTTGTTTGCATTAAAATAGAATGCCCTGAGGTGGGTTTTATACTCAATATTAAGTGGTTATTTTGCCCATTTACAAATTGGTCAAACGTATTGTGTGCTAAAACAATTTTCCCGTCTTTTGTAACATCTCCGACAGCAATAAAAGCACTACAATGATCTGTTGCCCCTCTATGGTGAGAGTGTGATAAAAATTTATGTTTAACATTCGGCCACCAATATTCGACTAAAATTATTGCGCCATTCCATGCAATGATATCATCCAAGGATCGATTAAATCCTGCTGAAGATAGCCCCTCGGCTATACCTCGCATTTCTTCTAAATATTCTCCGAAATGTTTTTTAATATAAGGTTTAAAAATCTTATTAGAACTTTGTATAAAAAAATCCCATCCCATACCTTGGTCAAAAAATGTTATAAATGAATTACTTTCCCACATTTTCTTAAATTCATTGACAACAAGTTGTCCATGAGCAAAACCCCTGTCATAAGCATCTCCCTCAATATGAATATAAATCCATCCATTTTTATCAAAACGGCGTCCATTCTTAACAGATATCATATATATATATATATATATATCTATATCATATTTAAAAAAACTTTTAATAATCATATTTATCCAAATCTTTAATATTTAACATATTCCATTTACGTGATAATTATTCGTCTCCGTCTAATCCTTCGG